AGGGACCGCTTTGACGTTCTGCTTTTTGAATTGCTGCAATAATGTCTTGACCTATTTGCGCTGGCGTGGAAACTAAACCTGCGTTGACCGTTATGCTCATGCCACCAAAAAAATCACCAATTTGTCCTTGTGTGTCAATCGTTTTTTGACCGCCGCCGCCTTTGAAAATGCTTCCTTTACCTGCACTGCCGCCACCAGCAACACTTGGTAACGGTGCTGCTGGTACTGGCATAGCCGGCATTGTCGTACCTGTTACTGGCATACCTGCACGCTCGCTAACACCAGAGAAACCGCCACCTGTGTTACTACCGCCAATACTGCCCAAACTTATTGTTGGCAACGATGGAATATCGCTAAACGGGTTAACCAGGTTCATGCCTTTAATAATTATGTTTATTGCTTTTATGTACGAGTTTGCAAATACTTCAAAACCACTTATAAGGCCATTAAGCACGCTGTTGACAATTGTGCGAAATGTTTCAAATTTGTTGTACGCGTAAACAATGCCGACTACTAGCGCCGCAACACCTGCTGCAATTGCCGTAAATGGATTAAGCGCCATAGCAAGGTTGACAGCCAAGATCGCTACAGAAATTGCGGTGATTGCACCGGCAACAGCCAAAAATGCGTCAGGATTTTTTTGTGCCCAATCAGCAAACTTTTGCAAAATTGGTAAAACTTTTTCCACAACTGGCAACAAGGCTGCGCCAATTGACTCTTGCGTTTCGTCAAGCGAGTTTTTAAGTATTTTAAATTTGCCTGCTGCCGTGTTTGCTGCGGTTGCAGCTGCACCACCAAACGTTCCGCTTAGTACCTGCATAACTTCTTCAAGACTTGCCCCGTCTTTGATCATGGCTTTAATTTCTGGTGACAAGGCTTGTAGGCCTTTCATGTTTCCGCCATAGGCACGAGCTAATGCTTCGCTAACTTCGCCAAGTGACTTGTTTGAGCCGATTGCAATGTCTTGTGCCAATGTCAATGCTTTAGTTGCTGTGGCAATGTCCTTTGTGCCAGTAACAAGCACGGAAAGCGCTGGCCGTAGTTCGCTGTCTGCTGTGCCAGTAGCCCTTGACATAACGCTTATCATGTCCTCGCTGGCTTGCACTTGTGCTTTAGTAGCACTTGTGACATTTTTAAGAGTTAACGCCAATTGTGCTTGTTGCGCTTCGTCCTCTGCAGCTGCTTTTACAGCCAAAGTCAATGCGGCTGTTACCGCGCCTAATGCGGCTGCGGCTGGCACTGCTGCTTTCTTTATAAGAAAGTGTGCCTTTTCTCCTGCGGTTTCAAGTTGCTTAAAGTCCTTAACAGCGCGGTCTAACCCTTTGCCGTCATATTCCGCAATAATTGGTATTGACAGCATTACAACTCTTTTCTAACTACGGCGGCAGTATCCAAAATCATTTTTTTCATTTCGTTTTCAATGCCACGCCTAGCCTTGTAAACGGCTGGCCCAATTAAACGGGTGCGACCAGCACCAACAAACCCTAGTTCATCGCCAAGTTTGTTTGGGTGTGCTCGACCAGCGGTTTCAAAGATTGCCGTTGCAGGGTCTTTTTGCTCAATAAGGATTACGCCTACCGCGTTGCGCCGGGTGTCAATACGCAATTTCACACCGCTTTTGGCTTTAGCCACACTAAATGGAAACAATTTGCGACCTCGACTAGACCATTTGTATTCCATACCAGACAACGGCACTTGCGTGTACATATCTTGTGCCGCTTTAATAGCTGGGCCTGCAATAGCTGTGGCTTGTGCCTTAAAATCTTTTTGCAGCTGTGGGTCAATCTTTTTGAGTGCGTTAATAGTGTCTTTGACCCCAACAACTTTAATTGTGGTTGATACAGACATAATTTACCTTTGACTACGTTTATTTAATATCGTAATCACTGTGAGCAAGTCGCGTGCGTCAAACTCAATATGCGTTGGCCACCACCCTACTGCCACTAGCAATTCCGCTAGTTGGTATCGGTAAGCGCCAACGCCGTAGGGTTTGGGTTTGTCTCGTCAACGGATGTCAAATCCATATCTGGGTGCTGTTTTACCCATTCGCGCCAGTTGTCTGGTACTTGATCGCCAGCCAATTTGCACAAGTTGTATGCCCAGCAAGCCAAATCGCTGTAACCAATGCCGCGTCCGTCCGACACTTTGCGGTTTTCTGTTTTTTCCCATTCACATACCACAAACATATTTGTGGTCATTGTGCGTTTGCCTCGACCATCTTGCAGGTCTAATTCCAATTTAACTTTCATGCCTTACCTTTCGTGTCGGGCCGATGTAGGCCGTTAATTAAGCAACTGCAACGCTGTAAACGCCACCAGTAAACGTAATGTCAATTGTGTCAAGTGCGCCTAATGCGGCGTTGACAATTGGCAATGTTTCTAGGTAGCAACCCGTAAGTGTTGACTCTGGGTTAGTCGCGCTGGTAGCTGCGCTTGTTGGCTTGATCTTTACAGTGGTGGATGTGCCTACTAATGCAGCCAAAGTTGCGTAAGTTTCTGTGGCAGCAAAACTGTTGTACATCGTCAAAGTCAATGTGCTGTTCTCTAAGCCAGCCGTGTAAACGCGTGCGGTTTTGCCAAACGATGTGCTTTCCAACGCCTCGATCACGCGCGTAAAGTTTGCGGCACTGGTCTGGTCGGTCAAGTCAACGGCATTAACCGTGACTAACGGGTTAGATAGGTAAGTGCTGGTAGCCATGTGGGTTAAATCTCCTCGTTGGTGTCTGTACTAGTTTTAGCAGGTTTTTTAGGTTTAGGTGTGGATTGCTCAACAATGAAACCGCCAAAGATTAGCGCTTCCACGTTGATGCCCTCTGCAGGTAGGTAGGGGTCACCTACGATGCCAAGTTTGGGTGATGCAATGGTATAGATCATGCGGTTTGTGCCTGCACTTTCACTGTTAGGTCATAGCAAGGGTAAGACGCGCCGCCAATGTCAATCGAGCCGGGTTGACCAGATAGCACGATTACAGCGGATGCCAGCACTAATGCGACAATGCTTAAAATCTCGCGTAACACTGGCAGACCTGCAGGCCCAGAGCCAACAACTTTAAGCGGAAAATCCATAGTCACAATGTTGCCGTTACCGCCGTAAGTTGTAAAACTTGGCGCTAATAGGAACACGCAGTTGGGCACAAGCCTTGTTGGGTCTGTTACTACCCTAAGCCCACTTACGGCCGTTAGCGTGGCTGCTACATCGTCTATGGCCTCGTTTAACAGGTCTGTGTACGGTGCAGGCATTAGGCAACCGCTGGTCGGGGGATACCCAACAATTGCTTAACTATCGGCGTAAGAGATTGCTGGGTTGGTGTGCCCATTGTGTCAAACGCTGCAAACGCTGTCTCGATGCTGCCACGTGAACGCCACAAAGCTGCGGCATACATCAGCGTGCCTAGCGTGACATCGTGACCCGGTGACGTGGTAAGGCTGTCAAAATAGCCTGCCTCTTGCCGGCGGCGGTAACAGAAATCGTTGCCAGCGTTTCGTGCTTGTGTAGCAAGCGTGTAATCGTCTGACGGATTGGTAATCGTTACGCCCAAATATGTGATCAGTTCGGCAACGGTAATCCAAGTGCAGTTTTGTGTATAGGTAACTGTGCCGGTATAAAACACCGCATAGTCAACATTGCTGCCTGTGGTGGCGTAGATGATCTGGTTAGGCCGTGCTACTTCCTCGTTGTAAAGAAACTCGCCAGTGGTGTTGTCAATACCTGTGTACTCGTACTGTGGCAACGCCAGCACAGTAAACGTGCCGTTAAACGGTGCGCCAATTGAGCCAACGGTTATAGATTGCCCAACAACAATATCTGTTGGCTCTAACGTGCTAATGCACGCGTAGTTACCAATTAACTGTTTACTGGCGGTGTTGTAAGTTGCCATAGCGGTGTAAGTCCGCTACAGACTAAGCGATTACGATGCCCTGAATAAACGAGGACTTAGCAACAAATGTTGAGAAGTAACCGTAGTAAGAGAACGTGCGGCTCAATGTGCTTGGGTTAGCAATTGACAAGACACCCTGCTGTGCTTCGTAAATCTCAAAGCCCGGTGCGTAAACAACAAGCATTGTGCCAGAGGCGAAGTTTATC